GATACTATTAGTTCTTAGTGCTTTTTGCTCTGGATTGCAACGCCTTTAGTACTTGCACATAGGAAGGTCCTGCTTTCACTATGTCGTCCACAAGTTTAATTGCAGGTAGGTAAGCAGATACAACAGAGCCAGGAATACTTTTGCCTGACAGTGCAAGATCAATGAAACGTTTAAGTGCCACTATGTTGGATCCACCAACAAGATATCTGTATAGTGCAAGATCTCTACCCTGTGTAGAAATGTCTGGTACACTAATCTTAGGTTCGTTGTCCTGTACTCCACCAGTCTCTAGATTCCTATCAGATGCTAATTTTTCAAGGTCATCAATAATGTCTGAGTTTCTTAATTTTGCTCTAGCGGCGTGTAGCAGTCTCGTCACTGACATACGTTTTTCTCTGTTCGTTAATTGACCAAAGTTGATAATATCTCTTCTTAAGGTTTTGTAGTCAGTGTTTCTTATGCTGAGTCCGTTCTCAATGTTAAGGAATAGTTGTAGCACACCTGTTGGAGCCATGCCTGATGATAGTTCGCCAAGGTATCTATTAAAACCCATGGTTGGAAATGATGCTCTCTTTCTTAACATCTTAGCCGAAATGGCATCTTTAAGTTTGTCCATAGCCTTGTCATCTCCAGTAACAAAGTAAACAAAGTTATGAAGATCAGTGGAATGCATTCTAAATTGTTTGTACTCAGACTTCTTTGTTTGATTAGCATAGCGAGAAGCATACTGTCTATATGTGCTGTACTGTGATAACAATTGAAGAATTAAAAGTGTAAGGTAAGTTCTCTCTGTGCAATCTGTGTATGTCAGTATTCTCTGATCTTCAGAGTTACGAGTCATTCTCGCTTCGAATAAACCGTGTAGGAAATCTAAGTTATTAGTAGTTTGTTGGTTCTGCATCTGCTCCACCATACATTGATCTAAACAATGCACCCATGTCATCAGTCTGCAAAAACTTCATCAGTGTTTCACTTTGTTGGATATCTTTTGTGAATTGACGTTTTATGTTTGGCTTGATTTGAGGTGCTGTTAATAGCATTCTAATCATCTTAGCCTGATTGAAGTCCACCTTGTGCTTTTTACCATCGTCAGTGATTACAGTATCTAAGGGTCTAGGGTTTCCTCTGCTGTCTAGAATTTTACCCATTTGATTGAATATTGAATCCTGTTTGAATTCTTTGTCGAAACCTGCATTTGGATCATCTGCTGGATCTTGAAACTCTTTTTTAATTGGTGTTATAAATTCATTTGCTCTCATTGTGTTCTCCTTATCTATTTATCGCTCTATTGGCTTTGGTGAACCCAGAACGTCTAACCAATTTAATATTGCCCTTGGGTGATTTTAAAACATATCCCTCGCCACCTGGTTTCCCGTTTACTGTGGCGTTTACGGCACCTTTGGACTTATCTAGTTGTCTTATAATGCTATCCTTGGCTGTCATAATACCGTTGACTATTTTCCACAATGCCATGAATGATTGAGTGTTTGCTTTTATGTAATTCATTATGCGTGTTTTCTTAACTTCTGTGACTGCTGAACTCTGTAACCATTTCACAAAGTCACTGCCTAGACCTTTCATGCCACTATCAACTTTGCTGTTTAGATATGTGTACAGCAAATTAGGAAAGTCTGCAAGTTTCATACCTGCCAACGCATTTCTATCTAGTAATTTGTCAATGCCTGATGAACTTTGTTGTATCATACCTTTCAATTGGTTGACTGCACTTACGTCTACTGGTTGACTTTTGTTTACAGTCGTTGGTGGTATAGCCAACACATCAGTACCTTGTATCATATTCAAATCTTTTACAGGCATGGTTCTGCCTTTTTCACTCATTATGTAATGGACAACAACACCTGCTCTGCTTGAACCCATTCTTTTGCCCAAGTCTGTTTCTGCAGGCACTTGATAATTTACTACATTAGGTTGGAAGACATAACTGTTGCCAACTTTTTTAGGTGTGTTGAAGTACAACATATCTCCCACAAAGTATCCTTGGAAGTTGTTTGGTACTGCATTTTGAAATAATTCAAATACACTTTTCATTTTAGATGCGTATTGTCTGTATGTCTTTGCCTTACTTTTATCTTTCGCTCTCTGCATAATAGCACCTTCAAGGTCATCTGGACTAGTCGCTCTGCCGTCATAACTTTTCGCCATGAAGCCATGTTTGTCTGTGAATATAAATTCTCCGTTTGGATTTCTTCCAAATATTATTGCTGGTGAACCGTCCCATTTGATTGTCAATGACTTGGTGCCCTTTGCCAGTTGTTCTAGTTGTTGCACTGCTCTCATGGCTCCTGCTGAGCCTTCCCAAAATATTAAATCTTCTGCATGGTTTATTCTTGCTGGACTTAATTCTTTAAGGATTAATCTTTTTTGATCAATGTTCTTAAATTCTACTATTCTCATATTTTAAGTTGGTCCATCATATTTCTGAACCATTTAATTGGTCCTGAACTTTCAGGTAGGGCCTTGCCTATTTTTGCAAATGAATCTTTTACATCTGCAATAAGTTTGTCGTAATCTGATCTTGCTTTTATTTTTGCGTGTATTGTTTCCACACTATTCAAATCATTTTTTGTTGCACCTTTGCCTAATAATAATTCTGCTATCTTGTTTGGATCTTTCGTTAAAGGTTCGTTGGTTTCTCTGTTTAACAATCCTGCCTTGTGACTCCATTTATAACCTTGTGGTTTTGCAATACTGGCTATCATCACGTGTCTATCAGATCCTTTGTAATCGCTACCTACTTCTCCACCTTGTAGACTCCACTTCATCCAGTCGGGATCACCAAACATTAAATCTGTTTGTACGTATCCGTTGTTGGCACTTCCTTTGATAGGAGTTTTGAAGTGAACACTTATGCCACTCTTCTTAACCCATTGCTTGGGATCCTGTTTGTTCTTAACTGCCCACTGGGTAAGTTTGTCTGCAAGTTCGTCTTTAGTGACTTTACTTTGATCCACAGCGACATCTATGTCTCCGCTTGTAGGAGCAATGCCTGTTGTTCCCAAAGTGTTTGCTGATAATTCTAAACCTGTTACTTGTTCAAGCCATGACAGTGTAGGAGCAACGTCTGCCTTGTTGATTCTTCTTGTTGCTATCTGTCCGTTAGGATCTTTGAATATGTTACCACCCTCATTCAGTATCATTTTGCTTTCCTTCAATTATCTTCTTGATGCCCATTCTAAACTTTTTCGTATCTTGGTTCCTAATTGAGTTAAGAAAACGTCTTTCTAGTTCCTGTGCTTGTTCTGGTGGATAATTTGTTGTAATTGTTTGTAGTAAATTTATCGCACTCTCAATGATATTGCTACCGGTAGTTTCAATAAAGGCTTCTGTGTCCTTTATTCTACCTATGTTTCTCAATTCATCTAATATACTTCTAGTGCGTTTTTTCATAGTTTATACCGTTATTTTACTATTTACCGTATGACGAGTCTTTATTAAGTAGGATTTCATTGGTGTCCACTAGCATAGCACACCTTGTAATTGCTGTCAATAGCGAATCCATTAACTAAATACTTTATATGAACAAGATGACAGCCAAAATACACACTTCACAATCCAATCATATTTGGTTGTCATCTTCATCTCTTTCGCATGGAATCTTGCCATTAGTGTATTGCAAGTCTGCCATGCATCTTCAGTAATAGTAGTACTGAACATCAGCATTTAAGGATTTAAGTACTATTATGAAGTGGATTATGATTATTATTGTGTGTATAGGTGCAGACTGCCAACAGTTTACACCTGAAAAACTATTTGACAGTTATGAAGAATGTCAAGTTGGAGCAGGTATAATGAAACAATACTACATGGAAACTATGCCTGAAAGTTACGGCGAGATCCATTGCATGGAATTTGAAATGGAAGCCAATCCAACTGGACTCCCAATTTAATTAAATACTAATATGAAAGAGTTAATTGCTTTTTTACTCCTCTGGATAGGTGCAGAAACAAATTACAATGTCAACCTAGATGCGCCACGGATTATTCAACTCACTCAGCAGGAACTGAACACACTTTATTACAAAGAGGATCAACAACCCCACGGACACTTGTACGCATTCTATGATCCAAAGACCGACACTGTGTTCCTCAACAAAGATTTTGATATACACGACCCTTTCCACAAAGGTGTTTTGTTGCACGAACTGATCCACTATGTGCAAGACAACAATGACGTTGTAGGACCTGACAAGCGATTTACCTGCATAAGGGCAATGGAAGAAGAAG